CTCTTTGTTTTTGTTTTTGTTTCTGTTTCTATTTCTACTTCGATGGGAGCATCAATATCTTCCACCTCTTCTACAGGTGCTTCATCTTTGAACTCCGCCATTATCATATCTAATTTATCACCAGTCCATTGTTTTCTGAAGTCAATGTGTTCTTTTCCTTTAGAATCAATATACTTCAATCTGTTTCCTGTCTGTACTAGCAAACCTTTTTTCTCAAACAACTCAACTAGGCCACTGTATGGATCCATTCCTGTGTCATAAGGTATCTTGACCTGCACACCTTCAAACGGTTTAGCATATCTAGTTTTCATTACCTTACAAGCGGCTCTGATACCCCTCACGTCTGAGACCTTGTTACCTGCTTCGTCTTCTTTAAGTTTTAGTTTTTTCATTGCAACAACAATACTTGATGCATAGATAAAACCTTGTCCACCACTGATCTTGTCATCTGGGTCAAACATATCCTGTGATGCATATGTATGATTAGTACAAACTAATCCTACGTTACAACTACCAATCATGTTAACAGTATTACGTACAAGTGATGTTAGTGCTTTAGGCTTACGACCCATATCACCTTTCATATCACCTTTGTTAAACTGATCAACATCTGTAGGTGTTAGCAACATACCCAAACTATCAACTACAAACAAAATCTTAGGACGTTCTTCCTCTGGCATTGCTTTGTAGTCAATCATAAACGTACTAATAGTTTTAGCAACGTCATCAATCATTGACATGTTTAGTTTAAGAAGTTTATCTTCTGATGTATCAACATCGAGAGCTTTAAGCCAACTCTCATCAAGTGCGTTCTCTGAGTCAATTAAGACTACAAAGATACCTTGTTCTTGTGCCGCTTTTACAATGTTACCTGCACAGATATAACTCTTACCTGCACCAGATTCTCCTGCAAAAACAGTTACCTTACCTAGCGGAACACCTTTGTGAAAGTCGCCACTAATAAGATAGTTTAAGGCATAGTTACCTGTACTAATCCAATCAGTTGGATCGTTAAATCCACTACTCATGCCTGTGATTGATTTAGTTAAGTTTTTACGAAACTTAGAAACGTCAAATGCTTTATTAGCCATTGTATCTCCTTATCAGATTGTCTGAATAGGGTGTAGCGTTAACTACACCCACTCAGTTTAAACTAGCTCTGGCGGCTTCTGATCATCGCTAGGATGTCTTCTGCTTTGTTGCCATCGCCTGCCGCTTCAGTTGCCGTAGGTGCTACTGCATCAGCTACTGGAGCCGTTGCTTGTGCTACTGCTGGTGCCGCTGGAGCCGGTGCTGGTGTACTTGCTTTAACTGGATCACCAGTTGCCGCTCTTACGCCTGCTGGTCTAAAGTATTGACCAAATGCTTCCATGTCGTATGCTTCACCATCTACTGATGCTTCAAACATTTTCTTGATAACTTCAACTGCTACTGCTTCAGGTTTCTTAGGCAAGTAGTCGCTCATGTTAAACAAGCCATTGTCTTCAATTGCTTTATACTCAGCTTCATCTAACGGACGCTCTCTACGAGCCCAGTTTGATGTTGAGTAATCAGCATATCCGCCTTTGGATGTCTTAGCGATTCTAAAGTCTACACCTGCTGTGTAGTCTGTAGGTAGTTCGTTCATATCTGGATCCATTAATGCTCCCTTAATGATTTGGAAGATTTGTGGTCCAATTATAAAACGTCTGATTGGGTTTTCCGGAGTTTGATCCTCTGAAATTTGGTTATCAGTCACAAAGCCTTGGAATACGTATGAACGCTTTTTCCAATACTTACGACCCATATCCTCTAACTTTGGATCTTTAAACCATCCACGTACTTCTGAAAGTACTGGACAAGTTTCCCCATACATTTCCATACATGGTACTTGTACCTGTACTGGACGAGAGTCTGTCTCGCCTTTAATTCCAGCGAATGGAAGTTTAATCATTAAACGTTCCTGCCAGAAAAATGTATTGTTTTCGTCACCATCAGGTAAGAATCTGACTGTGCTAGTCTGACCTTCCTTCAAATTCCAAAATGGGTAAATTGCGTTGTCGCCGCCGCTTCTGTTGTCTGAACCACCTGTGCGTGATTCTTGCTCTTTAAGTTTAGCTCTGATCTCTGCTAATGTTGCCATAGTTATTGCCTCCTATAAGTTTTAAGCCTATGTGCTTTAGTGCGGAATATTCCGCTGTGCCTTTTAAAGTAGTAGCACATGTTATATACTACTACAGTTACTTAGTAATGTCAACCACTAGGTTGCCAAAAAAGTGATTCTTAGTTATTAATGCCTGCTAGTGATTTGATTCTTTCCATCTCACTATCTTTACCTTGCATTAATCTTGCAATCATTTTCTCAGCTACTGGTACGCTGTTCTCACCAAATTCTTTTTCACATGCAGTTACTACTGCTTGTTCGCCTTTTGGAAAGTTGTTAGTTGTGTAGTCATAATAACTCTTAACTAGCTCTTCTAACTTCTGTCCTGGTGTTCTATCATCACCTTGATCGCCGTCCATTGCGTCTGGAGTATCAGGGTGCATCATTTGTCCTTGAGGATTAATTTTGACATCCATAGTGCCTGTGTCGTCAGCTTCTTTTGCTTTCTTTTGTGCTTGAAAAGACTTACTATGCTTAGTATACTCATCGCCTGATAAATCTCTTGGACCTTTATTATGGTTTTTCTTTAACCATTTTGTAAAATCTGTTGTTGGATCGCCTGCTTTTTTTGATGGCACATTGTCGTCATCTGATTCAGATGCTAAATCACCCGTATCAATTTGATTCATAATATTGGAATTCTTTCCTTTTAAGTATTTCATTACTAATGGACGGACACATGTATCTGCATCTTTTTGTCCAACTTTCTTGAACATGTCTAAAAGCATTGGATCGTCTATAACGCCCTTCATGCTTTCGATTGCATTCGTGCCGTTTATCCCGGCAGGAAAATGTTGAGCCATTAAGCCATTAATTTGTTTAACCGCGGCCGCTTGTGCTTCTTCGTCACCGTCAATTAATGCATTGTCTTCCTCTCCTACGATTGAATCTAACGCCCTTTCAAATTCCATTTCTGGAGTTTGTACTTCTGAAACTTCTACTTCTGCCTCTACTTCGGTTTCTGTAACAAAGTCTTCTGGCGATACTTCTTTTGCCGTTGTTACTTCACTTACTAACCTGTATACATATGGAAATACATCTTTTAATTCTTCGTTAAAAGATCTAATAGTTAATTGGTCAATCCAATTTTCTGCAACGTCTTCTGGAACATTTTCATTTACTACTGGAGTAAAGTTTTCAAATGCTTCTTTGTAATACGCACTACGTTGTAGTTTCA